GAGGAGGGCGAGTGATGGAATGGGAAACCAACGCATTCAAAGTGTTGGACAACACACTCATAGTGTTGGACAACGCACTCAAAGTGTTGAAAGTATTGGAGGGGGGGAGAACGATGAGACTCATAGATGCGGAGAAACTGGAAATCCGTCTAGAGCAGGATCTGGAAGAGTACAGACGATGGATTCAGAAGCAGAAGCAGGATATCCAGAATGGAGCGGACAAGCCGCTGTTCCGTGCGTCCTATATCGTAGGCATGAAAAAGGCTCTGTGCTATCTGCGGAATGCGGAAACTGTGGCAGACTCTGTTGAGACTAACATCTTTGATGAAGAGGAGATCCATGAGAACTGCACAGTACAGATCCTCAAAAACTCCGTCACAGGAGAGTGTTCTGTAGGGTGGTGGGATAATGATGCCTGCGAGGAGGACTAAGATCTATCCTAACGCATGGGGTGAGTGGAAAGGCTGTCCAGAGACTTGTCCAGATGATTGTCCGTTTCCAGATTGCACTATGCCTCCGGAGTTGTGCGCTAGGATGCAGAAACCTATCTGTCATGGTTGGGTGATGACGGAGGAGGGAGTCACGGAGGAGATCGTGAGGCCAAAGAAATGCGTTTAGTGTGGGAACATAGGATGGATGTGGAGCGGAGCAAAGGATCTGAGCGGTTTGTGCAGGATTATATGCTCTCATGGATGCAACAGGGATATCAAATCACAAGGACAGATGATAAGGAATGGACTCACATCACGGCAAGGATAGAAACTAAGATTGGGGAGGATTGAATGAGTACATCTGTTCTGATTACTGTCATTATCTGTGCCACGCTCATCATATTGATGATCATTGGTAGGATCGGCAAGTAGATGGAGTGGGAGGAGTATGAGGCTTTGAAAAGACGCTATTCTGAGAGCCAGAAAGCGTATGACGAGATCCTGTCCCAGAAACTGGAGATCTTCCAGAGGACTCAACCAACTGCCGTCCAGTATGACAGGGATAAAATCATGGCAGGAGGCATGGAGAACGCTCTGGAGTCCTATGTGATCCAGATTGAGCGTATAGACGCTCGTCTGCGGATAGCGGATGAGATCATGCAGGCCTGCCAGAGCCGCTTGAGGCTCAAAGAGGAGGATCTGAGAGCATCCACGGAGTTATGGGACAAGATTTACAGAATGCGGTTTCTGGAGCGTCTGAGGGTGGTAAAGATAGCGGAGATCATCCACTATTCAGAGCCTACGATCTGGAGAATCCTGCGTAAAATTGAGCATACACGGAAGATTGATAGAAAATGATAGTTTTTCCGTGTTATCATCCCAGTGTGAAAGAGTAGCAAGGTTGATTTGAAGAATACACGGCAGGAGAGGTCATGTTGGTAGCATGGCCTCTCACTTTATTTGATTGGTAAACTTGCCTAAATTAGACAGCTCGTAATTTGTGCAATACGCTTAATGGAGGTACTGACAATGGATGTGCAGGAACTGATTGCCTATTTACTGTCTCCTGTGGCACAGATCGGACTCATCATTGGCCTTGCAGAGATCGTGAAGCAGTTTGTGGACAAAAAGTGGATTCCTATTTTTGATGTCCTTTGCGGAGTCCTGTCCGGAGTCCTCGTTTATGGTCTGGTCTTGGGTTATGGAATTGGGCAGAGTATCGTTCTGGGAATTGCAATGGGATTGAGTGCCTGCGGCCTGTTCAGCGGCATTAAGAATCTTACGGAGGGCATGAAAAATGCTAAAGGTGATTGAGGTTGCCTTGTCCTATGTGGGATACCATGAAAAGGCCTCCAATAAGGATCTGGACTCGTTCACAGGCAATTCCGGATCTGCGAACTATACCAAGTTTGCAAAGTATCTGGATTCTCTAGGAGATTTCTACAACACTCCCAAGAATGGCTATGAATGGTGCGAGGCATTCGTAGATTTCTGTTTCATAACGGCATATGGACGCAAGACAGGCCAGAAGATGATCTATCAACCGAACAAGAGTGCAGGAGCAGGATGCGTCCAGAGTTCTGGATACTATAAGGCCAATAAGGCCTTTGACAAGACTCCTCATGTGGGGGATCAGATCTACTTCACATATGGGTCTGGAGAGGCAGATCACACAGGACTCGTCTGGAAAGTGACGGACTCCTATGTTTACACAGTTGAGGGGAATGTCTCAAACGAGGTTCAGAAGAAGTCCTATCTGCGGACGAATAAGAACATCTATGGGTACGGACATCCGGATTATAGTCTGGTAAAAGAGAGTCCTGCTGAGGACGAGCCAAAGAAAGAGGGTTCTGTTGTTGTGAATCTGCCAGTATTGAGAGAGGGTTCAACCGGAGACGCTGTGAGATCCTTGCAGGCTCTGTTAATCCGCAAGTTTTCCATATCCTGCGGCATCTACGGAATGGACGGAGATTTTGGGCAGGCCACTAAAAAGGCCGTAACGGCATTCCAGAAGAAGAAAGGCCTAGAACAGGACGGAGTCTGCGGACAGAAAACTTGGGAGGCTCTTCTAAAGGGATGATCTGGAAGTCCTGTCCTAGGTGCGGCAAACTACATCCAAAAGGAACAGTTTGCAGAGTGGGGCAGAGATATGGTGATGGACAGGAGCGGCAAATCAGACGGAGCAACAGATGGACAGAGAAGAGCAGAGAAATCAGAGAGAGATCCAACTGGATATGTGAAGTCTGTAAGCAGGAGAAAAGATACACCACGGAGGGTGTTCAAGTTCATCACATTGAGAGGATAAAAAATAACCCATCTCTGGCCTACGATGATTCCAATCTGATTGCGCTCTGTAAGAAACACCATGACATGGCAGAAAACGGAGAGATCTCTGCGGAATATCTGAGAGAACTGGTGCGACAGAGGGAGGGGCATTAAGATCCCCCCATGTTTTCTGGGGAAATCTTGCAGAATTGCACAAGACCAACCGCAAAGTCTTAAACAATAACAGTAAAAAACGCAACTTTTTTGAAAATATCGCAATTATTTATCATAAAACTGGCTTATTGTCTTTGATAACTGCGTAAAAACAGAACAATTTTTTTAAGGGGATTTAATTTGCCCATAATGAAATGAAATTTTGGAGGGGCAGACGCATGGAACGCACGGAATTTCCAGACAAGAGAGATCTGGCAGAGGCAGAGCGGAAAAGAAAGGCCGCTCAGATCCTAAGGCAGGCAAAAGAGGCAGGAGTGGACAGTAATGGCCTGTTCCAGACTACATTCCAGAGATACTGCGTCCAGTTAAAGACTCTGGACGAACTGGAGGAGGCCATGTCAAAGGACGGAGTCTTGGTTACCAAGGAATATGTGCGAGGCTCTGAGAATGTGTACATCCATCCTGCAATCCAACAGTATGACAGGACTACGGACTCTGCCAATAAGACAGCCAATACCATCATGAAGATCATCCGCACTTTTGGAGTGCAAAAGGAAGAGGCAGATCCGCTGATGGAGATGCTGACAGATGGAGACTAAGGCCTACGCATACTGTGCAAGGAACATCCGTCTGAAAACCACTCCCAAGTATGTCAAAAAGCAGATGCGAGAGTTCATGGATGTCTGCGAGGGAAAGAATCCACGCTTTGAACTGTCTGAAAAGCGTCTCCGTAAAATAGAGGGGATTCTGCGGCTCTTGAATATGCCAAAAGGCCTCAAAGCAGGAGAGAGCCTCTACGATTGCTCCACAGGCTATCAATGGTTGCTATATACTGCGGTTCTCTGTGAGGTTTACAGAGAGGACAGCAAGCGTAGACGCTATGAGACAGGCATTCTGGAGATCTGCCGTAAGAACTTCAAGACTTACACAGTAGCAACTGTGTTCCTCCTGCTGTTTCTGACAGAGCCTAAGTTTTCCAAGTTCTATTCTGTTGCTCCGGACGGAGCGTTGAGCAAAGAGATCAAGAATGCTATTTCTGAGACGATCCGCTCAAGTCCTGCCGTGTATGAGTGCGGCGAGAGAAAGCGGTTCAAACTCCTCAGAGACTACATTGAGTTTCTTCCTACTTCAACACGCTATGAGCCTCTGGCCTTTTCCACTAGCCGCATGGACGGACGCTTGCCTAATGTGTTCTGCGCTGACGAGGTTGGGGCATTGCCTACACCATATCCCATTGAGGCCATGCGCTCTGGACAGTTGAACATTCTCAACAAGTTGGGGTTCATCATCTCCACAAAGTATCCAACGATATCCAATCCGTTTGAGGATGAGGTGGCCTACGCTAAAAAGGTTCTGGACAGGACAGTTAAGGACGATTCTGTTTTTGCTCTGCTCTATGAGCCAGACTCTACAGATTGGGAGACAAACGATCTTGTCCTAAAGCAGGCAAATCCTGCGGCCTTGGAGATCCCAGACATCTGGGAGGATCTGAAGAAGAAGAGAGCCAAAGCGGTTGCGATGGAGTCTGCCAGAGAGAACTTTGTGACTAAGCATTGCAACATCATCTACCAAGGATCTGGTACAGAGACTTTTGTGGACACAAAGGCCGTGCAGGCCTGCCGTGTTGCCACTCTGGATTGGACAGGCCGTGTGATCTATGTAGGACTTGACTTGTCTGAGACGAGTGACAACACTTCCGTATCAATCTGCTCCATTGGAGAGAATAATGAAATCCTAGCGGATTCATGGGCATTTATCCCAGAGGGCAGGATTGAGGAAAAGAGCCAGTTTGAGCGTATCCAGTACAGAGAACTTATCAAAACAGGAAAAGTCATTCCGTGCGGAGATAAGGTTGTGGACTATGGTGTTGTGGAGGATTTCATCTTAGGTCTGGAGGATCGTCTGGGAGTCCAGATCCAAGCCATTGGCTATGACAGATGGAACGCACTCAGCACGGCACAGAAACTGGAGAAAGCAGGCTTTAACATGGTGGAGGTGCGTCAGCATTCCTCCGTCCTGCATCCTCCTACCAAACTGCTCAAAGAGAAAATCCTGTCCGGAGAGTTCCAGTACAAGCGTAATGCTCTTCTGGAGATCAATTTCGGTAACGCTCGGTGTGCCTACGATACCAACAAGAATCTCTATGTTACCAAGAAGAAGTCCAACGGCAAAGTGGACATGGTTGTGAGTCTTATCAATGCTGTGTATTTGGCACAGCAGGACGCTTTTCTTAACCAGATGGATTTTACCATCCAAGTTTTGTGAGGTGCGGAATGCTAGTATCTGTTGTGGTTTGTGTTTGGAATCAAGAGGAACTGGTTCTCCGTGCGCTAGAGTCTGTGCCTGCTAGGAATGATGTGGAAATCATTGTGGTTGATGACGGATCTACAGACAACACTCTGTCAAATGTGGTGGATTACATCAACCATCATCCGCTAAAGAAAATTGTGCTGATTCCATTGGATGAAAATCACGGACTAGGATATGCTAAAAATATGGCCTATGATGCCGCCACAGGGGATTATGTCACGCAACTAGATAGTGACGATTATCTGTATACGGATGTCTGGGAACGCATTCTGGAGCGTCTGGACGGCACGGACATTGTTTTCCAGAATCTTGCTACCAATACTGATTGGAAAGTCATTCTGCGTCCAGAGACAAAGATAGGCTATCCCTCTGGCTGTGCAAGATTTATCCGCAGAGAGTTTCTGGGGAATCATAGATGCCCAGAGGTTAGGGCAAAAGAGGATCTCTATCTAGCTTGTGAACTGGACAAGATTCCGCATACAGAGAAATATACGGATATGTGCGGATATCACTACAACTGGCCTAGGAGAGGTTCTCTTGTGTGGTTAGATAGTAGGGGATTGTTATGATTACAAATCTGTTCTGGTTCAAGGAGATAAACCGGATCGGTGGGGTTGAGACTTTTTATTGGAACTTGGTTCAGAAGTATGCTGACAGGGATATCGTCATTTACTATGAAAAGGCAGATCCGGATCAATTGGTAAGGCTTTCCCATTATGTTCTCTGCCGCAAGTGGAGACAGGGTGAGCGCATTCGGTGTAAGAGAGCATTTCTAAATTATAACTGCGGTATTCTGGATTGGGTGGACGCTGACGAGTATTATCAAGTGATCCACGGAGATTATAAGGAACTGCGTATAAAGCCTTACACTCCGTCAAAGATTGACAAGGTTATTTGTGTTTCAGACAAGGCGGCAAAGTCCTATGAGGAACTGTTGGGAATAAAGTGTGAAGTATCATACAATCCCATTGTGCCTCCAGAGCCGCAAAAAGTCCTGCGGCTTGTGAGTGCCACTCGTCTTACTTGGGAAAAGGGACGAGACAGGATGATCACGCTTGTTAGAATGCTCCATGAGCGTGGTGTTGTCTTTGATTGGCAGATATTCACGGACTCCCAAGAGCCATTTGCAGATCCGTCTGTTGTTTTCCGCACTCCTGTTCTTAACATAGCGGATTATGTGAGCGGAGCGGATTATCTGGTGCAGTTATCTTCTAACGAGGGGTACTGTTATTCCGTGGTGGAGGCTCTGATGATGGGAGTGCCGTGTTTGCTCACTCCATGTCCTGTGTTTAAGGAACTTGGGATTGCTGATGGAGTGCATGGGTATTATCTTCCGTTTGATATGCGTGAGATCCCATTGCAGAAGATCTTAAATGGAGTTCCTAAATTCAAGTTCGTTCCTCCTGCTGACAAGTGGGGGGAATATCTTTTAAAGGGCAAGAGTGATTATAGGGAGCATCTGCATGACATGGTTGTATGTATTGCGGATACCAGATATCACGATTTAGTCCTAGGGAGATTGATTGAAAAGTATGAGAAATTTGAGACTACAAGGGAACGAGCGGAAAAACTGCGTGGTCTTGAGTTAGCACATGAGCTAGGAGGTGATTAAATGGGATTCTTTGATAACTTCCGCAAAAGAGAAACAACTGAGCCTGCTGTTTCTGAAGTCACAGACGCACTTCTGACGGCACTCATGCGGCAGGATGCAATTACAAGGGAAAAGGCCATGACGCTACCATGCGTGAGCGGAGCGGTTGACATGATCTCAAATGCTATTGCCGCCATGCCTGTGAAACTCTACAAATACAGAGACGGCAAAGTGGAGGAGCAGACTAGGGACGAGCGTGTGAAACTCCTCAACGGAGATACTGGGGATACACTAGATGCCTTTCAAATGAAAAAGGCAATGGTGGAGGATTATCTGCTCTGCAAGGGTGGTTACTGCTACATCGAGAGGAACAGGAATGATGTTACTGGCCTTTTTTATGTGCAGGACAGTTATGTCTCTGTCATGAAGAACTTTAAGCCTATCCACAAGTCCTTTACTGTCCTTGTTGAGGGGCAGGAGTACAAGCCTTGGGAGTTCATTAAACTCCTGCGGCATACGCAGGACGGAGCAACAGGGGTTGGACTTACAGTTGAGGTTGCAAAGGCTCTTGAGACGGCCTACGATACTCTGCTCTATCAGTTGTCTCTTGTGAAAAGCGGAGGGAACAAGAGAGGATTCCTAAAGGCTCAGAGGAAACTGGGGCAGGATGAGATCAATGTTCTGAAGAACGCATGGAGACGGATGTATGAGACAAACACGGAGAATGTGGTTGTCCTCAACAATGGTCTGGAGTTCCAAGAGGCCTCCAATTCTTCCGTGGAAATGCAGTTGGATCAGAACAAGAAGACTCTGGTGGATGAGATCAATGCCATTTTCCATATCTATCCCAATGACTTTGACAGGACTTTCAAAGAGGCCATTTATCCAATCGTCAAAGCGTTTGAGACGGCATTGAACAGGGATCTCCTGTTGGAGAAAGAAAAGAAAAACCATTTCTTTGAGTTTGATGTGAAAGAGATCATCCGTGCAAGCGTTAAGGAAAGATATGAGGCATACAAACTTGCAAAGGAAACCGGATTCATGACGCTTAACGAGATCCGCAGAGCGGAGAACATGGAGTACATTGAGGGTCTGGATGTTATCAATGTAGGTCTGGGTGCTGTTCTGTATGATACCAATACTCATACATACTACACTCCCAACACGGATACTGTTGGAGATCCTGCTGATGGAAGTTCAACGGCAACTGCGGAAGATGAGCAGATTGAGAAAGTTCTGGAGGACAAGGTTCTGGATACGGAGTTTGAGGAGTCTGGAAACTCCTCTGACGCATAGGAGGTGTGAGGCATGAGAAGAGGGTCTACACCAACTAACACTTTCTCCGTGAATGTGGATCTGCGTGACGCTACTGTGTTTGTCTCCTACTCGCAGGATGACAGAGTCATTGTAGAGAAAACCGGAAGTGATCTGACGATCACGGACAAAACTGTTGTCTGTGCATTGTCGCAGGAAGATACGCTGAAGTTCCATGACGGCAGAGTGGAGATCCAGATCCGGTTTGTGACTGCTCTTGGGGCGGCAGACGCATCCAACATCATTGCCACAACGGCAGAGAGGGTATTAAAGGACGGAGTGATTGAGTATGTTTAAGGCAACATTCTCCGCTCCAGAAACATTCTCAGCGCAGTTTGGTTCATCAGAGTCCGCACAGGCTCAGTTTGCGGAGGCCGTGGAAGTCCCTGTTGGCGAGTATTACATTGGGCAATATGAATTCACTCCCACGGATGAAGAGGAGACGATTCATGTGGAGGGACTTGTGGCAGTTCGTGACATCATCGTCCATGCCGTGCCTCATACTTATGGGCATATCTCATGGAATGGTGCGTATTTATCAGTATATTAAGGAGGTTTGAGATATGGCAACTATCACGATTAATGGGACAACTTATAACTCTGTGCCGTACATTCAAATTCCCAAACAGGGTGGCGGCAATGCTAGTTTCTACGATACGGAAGATGCTACTGCAACTTCCGCAGGCCATATCCTCAACGGATATACGGCCTATGGAGCGTCTGGAAAGATTGAGGGAAGTGCGACAATGCCCACAATTACGCAGGACGGAACTTCTCATGTCCTTACCATCTCCTAACGGAGGTGGTGCTTTGTGGCACAGGATATTCAAATTGCAGGAGCGCAGTATAGTTCAGTTCCGTCCATTCTGATTCCAAAGCAGACTAGCGGAAACGCAATCTATTGTGATCCGTCAATTACTACTGCGATTGCCTCAGATGTTGCCTCTGGAAAGCACTTTCTTTTAGCAGATGGAAGTGAGGGAGTTGGGACGGCATCTGGTGGTAGCAGTAAAAATGTCCAAGCTGTCCAAGGGACAACAAGAACTACATCTGCTACGCTTACAGCCATTGGGGCAGAGTTGACAGTTTCCAAGAGTGGAACTTATGACATCTACTGGTCTGCATTCCGCTCAAACACAGGATCAAATTATACTTACGGAACGCAATTATATGTTGATGGTTCTGCATATGGGTCAGAAAACACCACATGGTCAAATCATGTTCAAAACAATCACTTAACTAATGTTACGCTGACAGAAAATCAAAAGATAAGGGTGCGTGGGCGAGAATCAAGAGGATCTTCTTATTACATTTATGCTCCTACGCTCGTTATCGTGGAGAAGTAAAAGGAGGTGATTTGAATGCAGATTAGGATCAGCGGAGAAGATGTTACCATTGAGGGATATGTGAACGCTGTGGAGCGTAATTCAAAGCCGCTCTGGAGCAGGCTTGGAAGATTCATTGAGCGAGTCTGTGCAGGAGCGTTCAAAAAGTCTCTTGAGCGTAGAGCGGATGTTCATATTCTTTTGAATCACGATTCGGAGAGGGATCTGGGTTCTGTGGGACAGGGAAATCTGGAACTGGAAGAGGACGCTATTGGACTCCGTGCCAGAGCAATCATCCATGATGCGGAGATTGCTGAAAAGGGACGCAATGGAGATCTGGTTGGGTGGTCTTTTGGTTTCTATGATGTTGACGGAGGTGTTGAGGAGTCCAGAGACTCCCAGACTAGTCTGCCAGTTAGAATTCTGCATGATTTGGATCTGAGGGAGGTTTCCATTCTGGACAGGACAAAGACTCCTGCTTACAATGGGACGCTCATCATGGCAAGGTCTGACGAGGACTCCACATTCTACGGAGAGGCATTTCTGGAGGATGCGGAGATCTCTGAGGAAGTGCAGGAAAGGGCAGAGGAAGAGCCTAAACAGGAGGACGCTCCTGCGGCTATAGATTACTCAGAATATGAGAATATGATTAAGGAAATGAAAGGAGAGTAATGATGAGCAAGGCACTTGAAGAGAAGAAAAATGAACTTATCACTAGAGCGGAAGAGGTTCTGGGAGAGGCCAAAGCACAGGAGAGAGAACTGACTCCGGACGAGGCCGCAGAACTTGCTGAGATCCGTGATAATGTTCGCAAGATCGTTGAGACGCTTGGTCTGGAGGAAGACATTGAGCGTCTGACGCAGAAGAAGCAGGAAGAGCCTGCACAGGAAGAAATGCTTGAATCTAGTAAGGAGGAAAGATCAATGGAAGAAAAGGAAATTATGGAGTATCGTGCGTTTGACGCTTATATCCGTGGTACTGTGAATGAGCGTAGTGGGGAACTGACTCCCTCTAGCGGATCCGGACAGGCTATCATTCCGGAAACCATTGCACGGAAGATTGTTGCTAAGGTTTATGACATTGCTCCGGTTCTTCAGCGTTCCACTCGCTACAATGTGGGCGGCACTCTGGAGATCCCCCAGTATGGTGAGACTTCTGGACATGACAACATTACTGTGGCCTATGCCTCGGAGTTCTCCGGTCTGGACTCTCATTCTGGTGCGTTCACTACCATCTCTCTGGGTGGTTTTGTTGTTGGTGCGCTGACGAAGATTAGCCGCAAACTTATCAACAATGCCGCTTTTGATGTGGTGGGATTTGTTGTGGATCGTATGGCCTATGAGATTGCTCGGTTTATTGAGAAAGAGATCCTCAATAGGGGTGATAGTGATCATGTTGTCGGTTTGTCCTCTGTTACGCAGAGCGTTACTGCGGCCGCCGCTAATGCTATCACGCTGAATGAGATCATTGAACTGCATGACAAGGTTAAGGACGATTTTCAGCAGAATGCCATCTGGGTTATGAATCCTGCTACCAGAACTGCTCTGCGTGAACTGAAGTCCACTACTGGTTATCCGCTCCTCAATGATGACATCTCGTCTCCGTTTGGCACTACGCTCCTTGGCAAGCCTGTGTACTGCTCTGACAATATGCCTGTCATGAATTCTGGTGCTGTTACCATTTATTATGGTGACTTCAGCGGCCTTGCCACTAAGTTTGCGGAGGACATCAATATTGAGGTTCTGCGTGAGCGTTACGCTGATGAGCATGCTTATGGTGTGATCGGTTGGTTTGAGTTTGATACCAATGTTGAGAATCAGCAGAAGTTGGCAAAACTCGTTATGGGTACTACTTCCGTTGGTTGATGAGGGTTAAAGCGTTAGTCTCGTTCTGCGGTGTTGTTTCCATGCAGGAGGGAGAGGTTAGGGATATCTCTGATCCCTCCCTCTGTGCGGATCTGCTCCAAGCGCATTATATTAAGGCCGTAGAGCAGACTCAAAAGACGGAGCAGAGGACTACACGGAAAAAGAAAGGGTGATCTCCTGTGAACGCTATATCCAAAGTGAGTGAGATCACTATTGCGGATTGCGTGGAGTATCTTAGGATCCCAGAGACTACTGCGGCAGATTTGGCGGCAATAGGGAATTTTCTAGAGGCCTCCAAGGCCTATGTGATGCAGTTCTGTGGTCTGGATGAGGACGGCATGGACGCTTATGGAGATCTGGTTCCTGCCGTGTTTGTCCAAGTGCAGGACTTCTGGGACAATCGTAGCGCATATGCGGACGGAAAAGAGGCTAACAGAGCAGTACAGAGCATTCTGGGACTTCATCAGCGCAACTTACTGTGAGGTGATCTCCTATGATTAACGCAGGAAAGTACGCTCATAAGATCAACATCTACTCTGTTGTGTTTACGGCAGACGCAGAGGGGTTCCAGACGAGGACTAGAACACTTGTTTTGAGTCCATATGCGGAAGTCAAGACTACCAGAGGGATGACGATCATCCAGAATGATTCAGACTTTGAGAAAGCCTACACACGCTTTACGATCCGCAAGCCTGCCATAACCACTCTCAACAGAGATATGGAGATTGATTTTAAGGGAAAGACTTATACAATTGAGTATCTCGCTGATGTGGATGAGGCAGGAGTAGAGATTGAGATCCAAGCAAAGGAAGTGACGCACTAATGGCGGCATTCCAGAACTACTCTGGGGACGAGATCCTCAAGCAGATGGGGTATGTCAAACAGAGGTGCGGAGACATCTTCCTGTCTATGACAAAGGATGCGGCAGAGTATGTCGCAGGCCGTGTGCGTTCCTCCGTGCCAAGGTCTGACATGACTTCCCATGTGAAAGTCTCAAGATCCTACAAGACTCCATCTGACGGAGGTAACAACACAAAGGTCTATTTTTCCGGATATCTGCCATTCAGCGGAAAGCGTCTGACATTTACAAGACGAGGCAGAGCAGGAGGGAAGTTGTACGCTACGGAAAAGGGAATCCCTGTGGAGTTCCTTGCAATTCTTTATGAGTACGGCAGGAGTACAAGTCCATTTCCAAAGCGGCCTTTCTTTCGCAGATCGTTTGACGCAAAGGGAATTGATAAAGTCATGATGGAGACGCAGAAAAGAGAAAGCGGAGGTCTGTTGACGGATGAATGAAGAGATTGAGCGGATCTTCCAGAACTTTTCTGTGAATGGTGAGTCCGTGCCTGTGAAGTTCCTCCATTATGAGGGACATGGAGAGCCTTATGTGGTGTACATGGAGACAGAGGATAATGATTCTCTGACGGCAGATGACGATCTGCAAGCCTATGTCACTTACTATGACTTTGATGTCTACTCTAGGGGAAATTACACAGCGGTTATCAATGCCGTAAAGAGTGCGCTCATCAATCATGATTGGGTCTGGCAAGTATCCAGAACATCTGAGGATATGTTTGAAACGGATACAGGGTATTATCACAAGACTCTGTGTTTTGCAACTTTTAAGGAGGTTGAAGAAGAATGGCAAAAATCGGTCTGACTAGTTTCAGATACGGAATCCTTACGGAGGGTGCGGATGGCACTCCCTCCTATGGTGGTGCTAAGACTCCTGCTAAGGCCATCTCCTGCAATGTGAGCATTACTAATAATAGTGCTGTTCTGTATGCGGACGATGCCGTGTGCGAGAGTGATTACAGTTTCCAGAGCGGAACTGTTACGGCAGGCCTTGATCATGAGGATCAGACTACTATGGGTGATCTCCTTGGGCATACTGTTGCGGATGGAGTAATGACTCGTTCCGCAACTGATACTGCTCCTTATGTTGGGTTTGGCAGAGTGGTTACCAAGATGGTTGGAGGGAATTATAAGTATAAAGTAGAGTTTCTCTACAAGGTTAAATTCTCTGAGCCGTCACAGGAAAACCAGACTAAGGGAGAGTCCCTTGAGTTCTCCACTACGGAGATTGAGGGTGCTGTTATGGCTCTTGCCAATGGCAAGTGGTCTTGCACTAAGACATTTGATACCAAGGATGCGGCAGTTGCCTATCTTGAGGGTCTGCTTGCCGCTCCTAGCGCAGGCTAAGTTAAATTGCGGAGTGGGGAGGGGTATCCCTCCCCATTTTTGCATATTGCACAAAAAACGAGCTGTCCAAATTGGGCAAACTGAATAAACAAGGAGACAGAATTAAATGAAAGATTTGAATGGTAAGATCTCCTACAGAGGAAAGGAATATCGTCTGGTGTTCAATCTCAATGTGATGGAGCGCATCCAAGACGAGTACGGATCTATCAGCGCATGGGGAGAGAAAACAGAAAGCAAAAATGGAGAGCCTAACGCAAAGGCTGTTATTTTTGGGTTTACTGAGATGCTCAATGAGGGCATTGATATCTCCAATGAAGAGAATGGGACAAATGACGCTCCTCTGACTCTCCGTCAAGTAGGCCGCATGATCACAGAGGTGGGCATGGGGCAGGCCACGGATACACTCCAGAGGACAGTTATTGAGTCCACAAAGGTTGAATCAAAAAACGAGTGATCCATGAGGATGAAGATCCTGTCATAGACTTCTCATGGTTCTGGTTTATTGGCAAAGTAAAACTGGGTTTGTCCTTTAGGGAGACAGGGAGATTGACTCTGCGGATGTTCAATCTGCTCTACGGACATTACAAAAACGATTGGGATCTGGAAATGAAACTCCGTAACGCAAATATGACTTATGAGGAGGCTTTCCAGAAGTCCCAAGAGGCAGAAGAATGGTTCTAAGGGGTGATTGGTTTGCCTTTTGGTGGTGTTATCAAATTAACAGGCGAATCTGAATATAGACAGGCACTTGCTAACTGCACTAAAAGCCTGCGTGATATGTCCTCACAGTTGCAGGCAGAGGCAAGTGCGTTCCAAACTGCTGACAAAAGCCAGAAAGCGTCCACGGCAGAGGCACAGAAGTTCAATCAGACTTATGAGCAGACTTCAGATGCTGTGGACGATGCGAAAAACGCTCTATCCCAGTATCAAGTAGCACTTACGGCACAGCAGACAAAGCATCAAGCCTTAACAAAGGAGTATCGTGACGCAGTTAAGGAACTGGACAGGGTAAAAAAGGCCTCTGGAGAGACTTCTGACGAGTACAAACAGCAGGAGGCCAAAGTACAAGAGTTGGGAGAGGCTCTGGCAGACTCCAACAGAAGTATGGACGAGTCCAAGTCTGCCATGAACACTCTGAAAAAGGCCATCTCTGAGGCAGAGTCCACTATGGAGGACGCTATAAAGCCTGCTGACGATCTTGGGGATGAGGTTGAGGACTCCGGAAAGCAGGCAAAGAATGCGTCAGAGGGTGGATGGACAGTTTTTAAGGCAGTTCTAGCGGATCTGGCCTCTAATGTCATCCAAGCCGCATGGAGCGGCCTCCAGAGCCTTGGGAGAGCCTTGGTAGACATTGGTAAAAGTGCCATTGAGGGATATGCGGACTTTGAGCAGTTGTCCGGTGGTGTTGAGAAACTGTTTGGAGCGGATGTTGCTGATACTGTGCAGGCAAACGCACAGAGAGCCTTTGAGACGGCAGGAATGTCCGCTAACGAGTATCTGGAAACTGTCACAGGGTTTAGTGCGTCACTTATCAACGGACTTGAGGGTGATACTGCGGAGGCCGCAAGGCTTGCTGATATTGCCATCCGTGACATGAGTGACAATGCGAACACTTTCGGTACGGACATCTCTTCTTTGCAGAGTGCCTACGCAGGCTTTGCCAAAGGCACTTACACTATGTTAGACAATCTCAAGTTGGGATATGGCGGCACGGCAACAGAGATGGTGCGTCTCATTAATGATTCTGGGATACTGGAGGAGGAGATCACTTCACTTGATGGGATCACATTTGATCAGATGATTGCCGCTATACATGAAGTGCAGACGCAGTTGAACATTACTGGGACTACTGCGGCAGAGGCCTCTTCTACTATCCAAGGTTCAATTGGTGCTATGTCCTCTGCATGGCAGAATCTGCTAACAGGCATGGCAGACGAGGACGCAAACATTGAGGAACTGGTTTCCAACTTTGTAGATACTCTTGTGGGAGAGGACGGCACTTCCGGAGTCATTGGGAATCTTGCTCCTAGGATCGTTACTGTGATCTCTGGGATCTCCCAGACGCTTGTGACGCTGATTCCTACGATTATTGAGACTCTGATTCCCATCATTGCAAACGCTTTTCCTGCAATCGTAGAGGCTGTGGGGAATGGCATCTCAACTATTATTGCGCTCCTGCCAGATCTGATTCCTGTTGTGTTTAACACACTTATGGATTTGGTTGGTGAGATCCTCAACATGATGCCTCAACTGGTGGAGGCAGGCTGTCAGATCATTATCTCCCTTATCCAAGGAAT